TTTTACCTACCTTGCCAATAACACCTTTCTTTCTACCCAGATTGCTAAGGTGTCTATGAAGACCGCCCATAGACTTTCCATGTGCTTTATCAACATAATCAGCAGCAGAATTTTTAAAAATTTCTGCAAGAGCATCTTCACAGTTGTATGTTTTACCTGCGAATGTAAACGTCTTTTCGCCTTTATCCTTAGCATCTTTCGCTGCTTTGATAAATCCACGCTGACCTTCGTTCTTTGGTTTTTCACCCTTTTCTTTTTTAGCGATAGCGATTGCTGCTTGTTGTGCTGCATTCGCTGCTTCTCTAATCTGTTGAAACTTTTTCATCCTCTTACCTTTGCTGCTAAATCTTTGTCCGCCTTGCCCCAAGTGCCAGAGGACTTTGTTACAAATGAATTAACTCGTGCCATTCCCCATTGCTGTGGTGTAGTTCCTGGACGGTGTCCAGTTTTCCATGCCGCCATTCCACGATTATAAACTTTCTTCAGGATACCGAGAGGCATACCAGATTTTTCTGCCTTCTTCTTCAACCCTTCAGTGTTTTCGTTAAACTGTTTGAACTTAATCATGTCGTTTCCCTGTTTTTTTTCTTTACGTCTCGCATGCGTGCACGATCCATCATGCGGTCATGGCGTTTATCCATTGCTGCTTTTTGCTGATCGATACGTTTCTTCGCTATATCAACATTTGCCTTTTCACCAAACATATCTTTAAATTTCTTTGTATGTTTACTTGGTTTGGTTTTTGCTGTGGCATCGCCAGGAGCAGGTTTATATGCGGATGGATCATCATCATCTTTTTTACCATGCTTCTTGAAATGTGCTGCTCTATCGTCTTTTGTACTCTTCGACACACCCTTATAATATTGAGCAGGTTGTTTACCTTTTTTATGCCCGATGTCAGGGTCTTCCCTCTCAAGCAACTCAACAGCGTCTAACCATTTACGATAATCACCACTTTTTGTTTCTACAATAATATAGTTGGTTCCAAGATGTTTCACTGTACCGACTTCGCCCGATTCTTTTATTACAACTGAATCATCGATCAGATATAAGTCTCCGGAAACATATGCTTCTCGTTCTTCAGATACAGGAGAAAGTTTTACATGGTTTCTAAACTCGGTTTCTTCTTTCAAACCCATCGCAGAACGAACTTGATTGAATATCTTTTTCGCATCAGCATTGCCGATTGATTTGGTAAGTCCCTGAGCAAACTGCGCAAAGTCACCAGACTTCGCTGCCGCACGCATCTTACTTGCGCTCATACCTTCTGCGCCATCAGCATCAGGATCTCTTTCACCTGCAGAGATTACATTGATCTTTGCAAAGTTATAAAATCCATGCTTTCCTTTTTTGCCATTGTACTTATTTAAAAGAATATCAAATTCGCGAAGTCTATCAGACCCAACAACCATCGCAACATTCTTGTAACCTTCATCATATAGTTTTGATGCCACATCAAATACATTCTTGACAGATGTGTCAATCATGATCGATCTAGCATGACGAGGAAACATCTTGCGAGCGAGTTTGACTTTATCTTTATATTGAAGAGGATTTTTAGCAGGATCGTTAGACTGCGATAGGAAGACTCTATATGGATTCTTACCTGCTGATCTTGATAATTTATCTAATAGTTTTTCATGTCCTATAGTCGGTGGATTCATCCTACCGAACGTGAAGAATATGGTTTTTTCTTCTTCTACAAGATATGATTTAAACGATGATATCGTCATTATTTTTTGGAACCCCCACGCTTTCTTTCAACTTCTTTTTTGCGAACGTCCTTGAACATACGTTTCGCAATCATACCTATACGCTTTTTCATGGTGGGTGAGTCAAGACGTTTCTCGATATCTTGACGTCTCTGGAAAGTAAGTTCGTCTTTGCCCTTACCTTTAGTGAATTTCTTGAAGAGTTGCATACGTGCCTGTTTGCGTGCACGCTTTTCTAACTTATCCTTACTAGCAAGTTTCTTTTTCGCACGCTCTCTACCAATTTTAATCTTGGGAGCAAGACGTTTCATCTGTCTCTTGCGTGCAAGTCTTTGCGATATGGATAGTGCTTCCTCGGTCGAGGATTCTGCAAAAATTTTAAATGACAACAATGCCATTGTCAGTTCCTTCCTGGTTTATCCCATCCTTTTAATATATCGGGCGAAAAGTTGGCGTATGAAAACTCCATACGATCAACAATTTTCACTGCATCACCACCAAGTTTATCTATCGCGACATAACCTTCTTCTCCTGTTACCTTGTAACCTTTTGTGGTCTTTAAGAAGGTTTTCACTTTAGATAGTTTATTAAGACTATTTATAAGTTTCAACTTCGCTAATACAATCTCTTTTTGCAATTCGAACATTTGTGTAAGAGACCGTTTATTCTGTGTAGAAAAGAAAGAAAGCAGGTTATCTAACTTCGCTTGTTGCGTTGCTTTGCCTCTTTCTGTGCTCCTCTTTGCTTTTTCTTTTTGGTATTTTGTGCTGATCCACCGAATGAGTTTATTGACGTGTGCAGTTGTATTACCAATGACTGTACCTTTTCGGACAAATGTGTTATTGAACTGCTCAATATGCTGAGCAAGTTCCTGATTCGCTTCAAGTTGACGCAGAGTTGTACCGCTGATGCGATTGAAGATTTTACCTGCGTTAGATAAATGCGTATTGACTGCATCTGTTTCCTCCTTTGACATTGTAACATTAGTCAAATCTTTGAGCATAGCATCTTGTGACCATACCTTAGTGCTTCTAGAAAACTTAGAAACATCAACGCCATATGATGCTTTCATAGATTCAAATGAAGTGCCTTTATATGTTGTGTGCCAGACAATTCCTATTTCTGCCGCTTTGATAGTCTTGGCCATTTCCGAATCTGACGGGACTGCATATAAGATCGTATTTGGGTGGAAAGTGACATAAGACTTTCCTTTAATCTTTTCTGTTTTAACATCAGATTTAGAAAATAGAAAATCACCTTGTATGACTCCTTTTATACCTAGACCAGATAAATGCTGTAGAGCAAGTTTAAGTTTAGTATTGAGATCGCCAGAAGTATCAGCATCGATATCATCATCAGTCTTGTATACTTTGGGAGACTTCGCAAAGATCCCTTTTTTCGCCACGAAGAATCTGCCATCCCGAGGATCAATGCCAGCAAAGATAGCAGGAGCACCGTCCCACTTAACAGATACACTACCATCTTTTTCGCCTCCCAACATATCACGAAGCGATCTCAATGCATTGATTGCTTCTCTAGTTCCATTGACTCCACCATACAGAACCTTATCCTCAATATGGGTCATGTGAGTATTTTTTTGTTCTGCGATGAACTCGTTAAATTGCATTAGAACTTCACCTTCGGATCGTTAACAACCATCTTTACACCAAACAACTGCTGAGCAAATAGGATACTTCTAGAGATCATAGATTTAATCTTTCCCCAGATATATGTCAACATTTTCTTGAGCGCATTCTTCAAAAAGTTAGCACCCTTCCTTGCTGCATTTTTAATTCTATCAAAAATACCTTCGTTCAAGCATTCTACCATTGCTTCATCATATGCATCTTCGACCAACTGAGTTGTGTAAGATTCTTTGAAAATACCCTTAGTTGCAGTCCATGCTTGACCGCCTGTTCCTGAAGTCTTGAAAGATATGTTAAACTTAGTTTGTGAAGCAACCTTCTTAGTGTAGGCATCGTCAATCTTTACATAATCCGCTTTCCCTGCTTCATCAAACTTCATGATATAGTTTGCTATGGGAAGTTTATCCTTGAACTTTTGATTACCAGTCATCGCTTCACGAACAACCTCTAGATTCACTTCAGGAGTCATGAGTATGTCACGGATTGCATCTGTCATAACGGTTTGCTTCTCGAGTTTATCTTTCACCCAATCAGTCATCTTATCCTTGACGCCTGCTTTAATTGCTTTCTTGTAATCCGTAATCTGACCACCTTTAGGTAAAGAAAATGTAACAAAATCTTTTTCTATATCCCGTACGAGTTTATTCCATGCTGTATCAAGTTTTTTATTTTTTACTTTTGCAGGAACTTTATCGTATGCCATCATGAATGTAGCAAGAGTCTCTGCCTTACCACCACTCATTAATTGAGAACCGCCATACTTTTTCAAACTGATATGTTGATCGCCGATGTACATATCGGTCTTTGGGGTTTTGGTTGATGCCCCTGCTTTTTTACCAGTTGCCTTTATAAAGAATGCTTCCCAGTTATCGCTGAGTTCTGCAGTTCCTGCTCCATAGTGTTCCATCTTTCCGGATGGTTTATCACCAAAAGCATTTTTCACTATTTCATGACCGACATCTAACCATGGATCAAACTTATCTGCTTTCCACTCAGTGCCAGCAAGTTTGACTGCTGCCTCTTTGTCGATACCTTTTGCTTTCATATTATACGCTGCACATATAATAGATTCAAATTCTGCTCCCGAAGGTTTCTTACCCTCGCTCAAATAATTTTTAAATCCTTGCATTTTAATTTGCCTTTTTCTATTTTGACAACTTATTATACCCTATTTATAAAGTTTTGCAAAGAAAAAAAGCACCCCGAAGGATGCTTTTTCTTGGCATTGTAGAGTATTTTACATCTTCGGAAGGTTTTCCATAGCATCTTTATATTGTGCACGTTCTTCTTCTGACATTGGAATCATACCAGCATCTGTAAGGATACCGTCATCACCCCAATGCTTAGTCCATTCTGCCATATATTCAGCAAGACCAGGAACTACACCAACATGCTCATGCTTGATATAGAACCACAGCGCACGAGATACAGGATATGAACCGTCTGCGATTGCTTCGAATGTTGGAGAAACGCCATCGATTGGAGCACCCATGATTGTGTCTGTGTTTTGGTCAAGATATGAGAAACCAAATACACCATATGCTGCTGGA